CTGTTAATTTTCTAAAAATATTTTTTTATTTAAAATTTTTGATTATCTTTGTTGGGTTATATAAATCAAACAACAATGAATTCACATTTACATAAAATCAAACGACTAATTCAGAAATGGTATATTTCAATAGTTAGATTATCAACCCCACCAATGGAAAAGTCTGAGTACGAAAGAGATTGTATTGCAATCTGTAAAAAACTAATCTCTAAAGAAGATACCGTACTATTACTTACACCAATCTCAAATAAACGTTACATTAGAAATGAGGAATTACAAATATTTGTAATTCTTGAAGGTCATAATGTAAAAGTGATTAACCACGTATATTCTTATACTGTTTTTTTAGAACAAAAACAGTGGGACAATGTTATTGTTGCATTTGACAATGAAGTAGAAAAACGTAGAGAAGAGTTTGAAAAAGAAATTACATCAAACATAAAACACTCTCTTCAAAATATTTTACAAAACATCAAATGAAAAAGAATAATTCATTCAAGACAACCTTTTACTTGGGGTTAACTGTGTTATTTCTTGTTGTGTCATTAATAACATTAGTTATGTTTAATTTATTTAATGTGTTGTTACCTAAATTTAAAAAAGATAAACTTGAAATTTATATTGAAGATGTTAAACCTGAAAAAGAAATTGTTCACGATACAATATATGTTGACAAACCTCGCGTTAAAGTTGATGATAGTCCTAAGAACGTTACCGTGGTAAAATTAAAATCCGCACCTGTTGTTTTAGAAAAAATAGATACAACAATTATTTTGGATACAGTTAAATAGAATTTTTGTATTCGTTAAGTATTGTTGCAATAGTTCCTCTTAACGATTCATTTTTTGGTTTGTATGACACCATGGTTGGTTTATTACCTGTACCAACTTTTGGGTCTTTTTTCTCTTCTCTTCTTTTTTGTTGACAGGCACTTCTTTTTTCAGAATCTGTCATTTTAGAAGCAACACCCGCGGCTCTACATTTAGGATAACCTTTAGAATCTGCTTCAGGTCTACCACATGGTGGATGACCTCCACCCTCTTTTTTTCTACAAATATTTACCCAAGGACCTTTTGGTTGACTAGAACCTTTAGGTTTTTTCTTGGTTCCAAACCAAACGGCTAAATCTTCTTTAAGTGGTCCAACCGCTTGGTGAACTATTTTTTCAGGGTCTTCAATATCACCAAGATTACTTCCATCTTCGTCATTTTGTCCAGTATAAAAACTTTTTAGATATCTATCCACCTGAGCAATTCTATCAGTTCTTTTTTCTATTCGTGCTCTTTCTTCTGGCGTTTCTTTAAAATCACCATCAGCCTCTTCATAGGCTAACTCTGCATTATCATAATCATAAACATCAATAGTGAAAGGAGCGACTTGTTTGTCAGTCCAAGGTTGTGGTGAAAGTACTATTGGGACTTTAAAATGTCCTGCACTTCCTGAACCTGTCGCTTCACTTATTCTATTTTTTTTCATATACTTACACTATAAATATACAGATAACACATTATGGAACAACAAAAACAACCAATATTATTTCTATTTGAAGAAGTTGCAGTATACAAACCTGAAGACATTGATAATTTGATTGATACTTTAACTGAAGAACAGGCAAAATTTATGTTAATAAGGGCGGTTCAAATGGCATATAAGAATGGATTATATTCTTTAACCGAATCTGAAATTGTTTCAAAATCACTTAGATTTTTAAAATAAAAAAAGGAGTCTCACGGGACTCCTTTTTATTTATAACTTATTTCCGCAAGACGGACAAAATTTATATTTTGATTTTGTCTTGATACCACACTCGGTACAATACTGTTTAATCTCATCCGTTGTTTTATTTTTAGTACCTAATGGTAATATCTTTAAACTAATTTGATGAGATACATTGTATTCAAAATTATTGTATGAGTTGGTGAATTGTTGTTTTGATTTTTCACCCTTTTCAACTCTTCCTGTTTCAATGGTGTTACTGACAGATGAAGTGTTAGAATAATATGCCGTTGGAGCAGAATTTGACGTTGTAAATGTCATATTACCATAGTATGGTGAACCTGTAGTTGTTGTACCATAACTCCTCAATGTTAACGTTGAACCATAATTTGGTTGATAAGTTTGTTCGTTGTAGAACTCAATTCTTACATCTCCGTTTAAATCAATTGCCGTCCTGTTTGCCGACGTATCTTTTACTTCGTAGGTACTGAACTCAAACTTGTTGTTAGTGTCAAGGAAACGTTCTAAAAACACTCTCTGACCTGGTCTAATAACAACACCATTTGTTGAGATGTACTCACCATTTAGTTTGATTTTACAGAGAACAGATTTTTGTGTTGGATTATGAATTTCAAATTCAAAATTGTCTTTGTCGTTAAGAAATACGACATGACCATTGTAGACTTTAAGACGCGACTTTTTCTTTGTGATGTGCGCAGTCGGTTTGCTCACGCTAGTTGTTGTGTAATACATTTTCTTTAATTTTATAATAGTTAATGACCATGTTACCAATACCTTCGTGTCCGTGAATACTCAACAGCTTGTTAGGGCTGGGGACTGATAAACTAAAATCTAAAAATAAATATAAACAATTTGGATTTTCTGTAAATAAAAAAAGGAGACAATTTCTTGTCTCCTTTTTGGTATCTAAATAAGATATTGATTATCTCAATTCTCTTAAGTCAAAAGTTCTAACACCATCAACTGTGATACGTCCGTAGAATCTGTTATTCACCATTTTCTTAGCGTATCTAGTCATGATACCTTTGATTGGTGTAAAGTTGAACGGATTGTACATAGTTGGAGTTAATTGTAGAGGTACGTACGGTGCGTAGATGTAACCTGTGTCTAACAATGATGTTCCTTTGTGTCCCATTAACACTTGGTTTGGTGGGAAGTAAGGGTCACGGTAAACTTGGTAACGACCTGCTAATGTACCAACTCTTTCAATACCCATGTTGTATTGGTCTTGCTCAGGAGCCGCGTTTGATACGTGGAAATATTCCAAGTCATCAAAAATTGCACTGATTTCAGAAGAAACAACAATCCAGTTAGCTCCACCTCTTAATGTAGATTTGTGGATTTGTGCTGAAATTTGGTTGATTGCTGTGATTAAAGTTTGGTTCCAATCTTTTTGAGTGTAAGGAACTGCACTTGAACCCAGACGCTTCCAACCATTGTAATCCCATCTTAAGTTCCAAGCTGCACCTTTACGTAAATCTCTTAAGATTTCACGGTCAATTTCAGCCGCAACTTGCTCAGATAATAAAGCCGTTAATTCAGCTTCAGCATCAATGTTGTGGAATGCTGCAACGTCTTGTGCCATTTCTGGAGACCATTGAGCTCTTAATTTTCTTTCAGTTACAGAAACTGTTACTGACATAAGGTCAAACGATACCTCACCAATTCTATCTTCAAACTCTAAGTTTTTGTAGATTCTGTAAGTAGCTGTAAATGCGTTACTAGTTGCAGTTGATGAAGAGAATGTTGAACCTGTGTAACCGTCCATAGAACCACCACAAGTAATACATACAGGAACTTGTAAGTCAACTTCTAAGTAGATTTTACCTTGAGCGTCACATAAGTTGTCATATTGACCACCATCTGTTTTACTGTTAGGGAATGTTAACGTAGCGTTGTTATTACCGTATTGTACGATACCTTTACCATATCTTTGAGTTACAACTCTAAATAAGTAAGGGTTAGTTGCGTTTGCTGAAGTATAAACGTTACCAGCAACACCATAGATAGTTAAATCAGATAAGAAAGCTTCGTTATCCATTGGTTGACCATCAGGACCGATTAATTTACCAGCACCATCAGATGCAAAACCTGACATAACAATAAGAACTTTTCTATAGTTATCTTCAGTATAAGCTGAAGGAACTAATTGGTCAGCTAACCAAGACACAGTAACAACTGGTGCTGTGATTGCTGAATATTGTCCTTTAGAATAGTCAAATAAACCTGGTGGGTCTAATGCTGGTTCGTTACCTTCGTAGAATCTATCGTAAAGGTCTTTAGTGTTGTTGTAGTCGTAACCACTGTTTGGTGTTTGGTCCGCAGCTGCGTTTGGTGAACCATACGGTGCGTAGTGAATACCTGTATTCGCTAAGTTTGCAGGGTCTGTGTAAGCTTGAATGTTAGGTACAAAGTAGAATAATTTACCGATAGGTAAGTTCATAGCTTGTACTGAAACGATGTCGTTTGCTAATAATTTAGAGAATACACGTCTAACAATTGGGAAAACCACTGTTTCAAATGCACCTGTATCAGATGTAGATGATGCCTCATTGATTAAGAATGATGCTTGGTTTTCGTATAATTGCGCTACGTTTTCTCTCATGTGACCTTTAAGACCTTCTAAAAAGCCTAATTTGTCCCATTTGTTGATTGTATCTTCTTTGATAACTTTAAGGTGTTTTAACCCAATATTACCAACAAGACCTGATTCTAATAATGCTCCCATTTTAGTTTTTGTTTTTGTTTTAGTTTATTTTAATTTTATTTGTTACCCTAATTTACCCATTAAATCTTTCATTCTTAAGAACTGAGGATTTTCATAAGTTTTTGATTCAATTAGAGTAGTTGATGAACCTGTAGTTACTGTTTTATTTAATTTTGCACCTACTGATTCGTTTATTGATTTTGTTTCAACCTTTGATAATTCGTCTTTGATTGACTTATAAAGATTTTTAGATTCTTTTAAAGTTTCAACATCGTCAAATCTTCTTAGGATGTTTATTTTTTCTTTCTTAGTTGTTGAGTGTTCAGTAAACAATCTTGTAGCGTAAGCTAAGTTTGAATTGAAGATTGCAACTTCATTAAGTTTTTCTCTAAAAACATTTAATGCTTTTCTGTACTCTTCATTCTTTTCTCTCAACATTCTAACTTCTTCTTGTGTAGATTCAACTTTAACACCACTTTTACCATAAACATAGTTTCTGTTATTGGTGATACCTTTTCTTAAACCTCTACCTTCTTTTGAACCCATGCCGTATGTTCTAGCAGCTTCTTTGGTTTCTTCTTTTTCAAAAGCCTTTTCTCCTTTAGAATTTGTCATAC